CATGACGATTTGCCTTGCCCTTTCTTTCTTGTCATTAACCAAACAGTCAATGACAACCTCTTCTGCTGAGTTATCCGTTTCATGGTTTATACTCAAATTCTCCAACTTATCCGCTATTTTTCTAATGTTCTGTTTGCTTTGGAGTGAGTTCATTCCCATTTTCTTCTGTAGATTTTGCAGGTAATGTCTGACGCTCGCCCACACATCTTCCGCGTTCATTTGCCTGGATCGTTTGAATCCTGGTTTCATGAATTTACACAGACCCTCATAGTAGTAATCAGCTGCGATGGCGGGTAATTTGTTTGGGGTGCCCATATACCTTGTTATTATGGTGTCAACGAGCTGTTTGTTGTCTTTACCCAAATACAATCTGTTGTAGCTGTTCTCAGACAATTTACCTCCTTTTATTTCCGTATCATGATTACCTAGAGTTTGCGTGGGTATTGTTATTCGGCAGTTGGATTTTATCTCTTTTATAAGATTATCCCTATAGCCTATAATATTTGTTCCTCTTATGTCGTTTTGCGTCTTGTACACTTTATCTAAGATGGTTTGGACTGTGTCTATACTGACTGTTGATGTTGTAATCTGCCTAACCACCTCTTTCTGCGATGTCAATTCTGTTTCCATGACCACTACGTTATCACCGTGTGGTGTTATGTCAAAGGCTGTAATGGCGTCTTCTATTTTACTGTTCTCCACGTTGTATGTCTTGACTAATCCATCAGCTGTCTGTTTGGTGCTCACTAGGAACTTGTCCATTTCTTCACCTTTACCTAAAACACTGGTCTCACCGTGTTCTTTAACAGTTTCCAACACATACTGCACAGCGAAATCTGCAGGGTCGACCTCCACATCTGGTCTGCTAATTTTGTTGTTGACGTCGGTTATTTCTTCCGACGGTTTATGCTTAGTACCAGGTTTTGGTAAGATCGTGTTTTGGGCAACCAAAGATTGGGGTGTAATATCAGTGTCCAAATTTTCATTGTGTGATACCTTGGTTATCTTGGCTTTAACTTTAAGTGCAGGGGCATCGTAAGTAACTCCATTGTGATGTAGTGGGTCCGGTACTTTTAAACTTCTCAAATAATTCTCAAATTGCTGCTCTGAACCATATATATATGTTTTATTAGCCGATCTGGTTAAACCTACGTAAGCATAGCACTCCTTGTTTTTAATGATGTCATTGAAATCTGTGATATCAATCACAACTTTTTGGTAGGTGCATCCCATGGCTTCGTGGACTGTTCGAATGTTGGCTTTACTAAAATCTTTAATATGCTTCTCTTTATTCTTTTGAGTGTGGGTTAGCAAAAAGGTGTCTTTATCCATGACGATTTTGTCAATGACAGTTACTGCATCAGTTATTGATTTACTAGACCATATACCAGGGATGTAATCCTCCAACAATGCACAAACTGCTTTTGGGCATCTAAATGATCTCAGATAATATCCGCTAAGATCCACCTTACACTCAGGCATAAGTTTATCCAAGTCAATCGGTGGTATTTGTTTCGGATCGCCCAAACCTATAATTTTGGCTTTTGTAAAGATGTTGGCATAGAGAGTTACCATATACGGGTTCATAGAAAACACTTCGTCAAC